GTGGATTAGGAACATTAAATAACGGCACAACAGTAAATGGTGCTACTGGCGGTTCAGGAGGCGGTGGAAGTGGTCCTGGCTTGGGTACTCCAGGTTCAGGAACTACTGGACAAGGTAATGCAGGTGGAACCGGGCAGGCATCAGGTGGTAATTATGTCGGCGGTGGTGGTGGCGGCGCGGGTAGTGTAGGTAACAATGCTTCATCTACGACTTCAGCAGGAGCAGGTGGAGCAGGTGTAAATACTTACACCAATGCAACTTGGCTTTCTACGGCTTTATCAGTTACTGGTTTAGGTGCAGGTGGATATATTGCCGGCGGTGGTGGTGGTGGAACTGCTGGTTCTGCAACTAACGCTCGCACAGGTGGTGCGGGCGGTTCAGGTGGTGGTGGCGCGGGTGCTAACTCACAAGGAAGCTCTGCTTCTGGTACAGCAGGTACTTCAGGTACAACTAATACCGGCGGCGGCGGTGGAGGCGCCGGACAAAATAACTCCAATGCAACTCTTCAACCTGGTGGCAACGGCGGTTCTGGTTTAGTTATTCTCCGTTATTTGAAATCGGCGGTTTAATATGAGTCACTTTGCAGAAATAGATAAAGATAACAAGGTTATCCGCATATTAGTAGGCAACCCTGAGTTATCAGATGCCGATGGACTTACTGAAATTGCAGAACTTTTGGGCGGTAAGTGGTTACAAACTTCCTATAACGCAAAGATTCGTGGCAACTATGCAGGAATTGGATATTCGTATTTCGCGGATCATGACATTTTTATGCCACCCAAGTGTCACCCAGAAGCCACACTTGATTCCGCATCTGCCAAGTGGGATTGCACCAACGAGGAGCATAATGTCCAATTCCCCGATTGATTTTGCTAAGAAGGAAGTGGGCTACGTTGAAGGCGTTGCTAACGCCAATAAATATTCCAAGGACTTAGGCAGACCAGCGGAGTCATGGTGCTGCGATTTTGTTGTCTGGTGTTACAAACAGGCAGGACTTCTAGCCCATGTGGATAACACCGCTTCTGTCATTCAAATGCACAATTGGGCAAAGGCCAATGGTTTACTCGTGCAAACCTCTCAAGTACGCGCTAACGACCTCGTGACCTTTGATTGGTCAGGCACAGGCGTACCAGAGCACATTGAAATTGCGGTTGGTTGGAATGGGGCAACTCATCTCATCGATACCGTGGGCGGCAATACCGGCAACGGAGGAAATCAAAGTAACGGCGATGGTGTGTATCTCAAGCACCGCGCTCTATCTTTGGTCTATTCCGTCATTCGTCCAAAGGGCAATTAAGGAACATCATGCAAAAGCATCTTCTTTCAGCTTTGGCTACTTATGGCCGCACCGCAGGATCCGCAGTCCTCGGAGCATATCTCGCAGGTCAGTCATCACCCAAGCTTCTTTTAACCTTGGCAGCTTCATCGGTTGCCGCCCCCCTACTACGCGCGCTCAACCCTAATGATTCTTCATATGGCGTAAAGAAGGCAGAATAATCCGATGACTGTTGCAGAATGGGTTGGAGTAATCGCTGCGGTCTTTGCCATTATCGGTGGATTTGTTGGAGCCATTGGCTGGCTGGTCAAGCATTATCTCAGCGAACTCCGACCTAATTCTGGCACCAGTATGAATGACCGCGTGACCCGTATGGAAAATGCTTTACAGGAAATCTGGCTTATTCTGGTTGAGCAGGATTAATTTTCTTTTCCACTAGCTTTGGCGGTTCACCCACCAAAGACAATAAGTGCCGCTCAAGCCTTTCAGGATCCACTACCCGTTTCTTCGGAGTGTGCTGAGAGGCTTTTGCCAATTCGTGACGGGCATCAATTTCCTCTTGGGTCAGCATCCGAGTTGCGGGCTGTGAGAGCCAATCTTGATTTTGGCGGTACAAATAAGCCGCTCGCTCGACTTGAACAAGCAGACCTTCAATGTCTCGACCTGCTATTGAGACTTCAAAGCGGTCAACGTTTGCTCCCAATCGGTCGTTCTTCTCGCTGGCTTCGGCCACGAGCAATAAATCTCCGGGATTGATAATGCGTTCATCTTCACCAAAGACTAAGGCTTTCAGGTTGGTCTTGACGTTGACTTCTGAGGTTGTACGAATACGGGCTAGGGACTGTCTCGACATGGGGAATGTCCTTTTTTGTCGGCCATACGGCGTGTCGCGATACTGGGTACTTGACGCGAGGAAGTTGTGAATTTACCCTGAGCAAGTACAAATGTGAACACCGTCATAGCACTTATTTACTGAACGAGCGTAGAGAGAGTTGATAACTCCATTTCTCTACATTATGTAAAGTAAATAAGTAGTTGTGACCCTAACACCAAAGGGCGAACTATGCAGAACATATACACGTATATAGCAATAATCGGCTTTAGTCTCAGTGCTTTCGCATTGGGTTATCAGGTAGGACACAGAGACGGCTATGAAGCCGGTAAGCGCGCAGGAATGTTTCGCGCTCGCTCTGAGATGGCACGCAAATGATGACCAAGGCACGCGCCGGAATTTGGTGCGACTACTGCAAGTCACGTTATGGCAAGAATCGCGATGGTTCGTGGAGCGATAAAGCACAACGACCAGCGGCAGTAACTATCACCGCTGAACTTGCACGATCTAAGAACCGCACAACCTCGTATTGCTTTGACTGCATCGCAGAGGTTTCGGCATGGCCAGATGGCTCAACCTTCACACTCGTTGACCAACTCGCCTACGCCCATTCACTCGATAACCCAACCTTGGAGGCCTTGAATGTTTGATTTATCTAGTTATGAAACCGTAGAAGAACGCTTGGTCAAATTCTGGGAAAAGTACCCAGATGGTCGCATTGATACCGAACTGATTGAAGCCACAGCTAACCGCTTCATCGTCAAATCCTATCTGTTTCGCACCGAGGCAGATGCTAAACCGTGGACAACTGGACTGGCCTTTGAAATGGTCACCGACCGAGGTGTTAATGCCACATCCGCATTAGAAAATTGTGAGACCTCATCGATTGGTAGAGCTTTGGCCAATGCTGGATTTGCCACTAAAGGCAAGCGAGCCAGCCGAGAAGAGATGACAAAAGTTGCAGTACGGGAGAACGACAAAGAAGCCGCTAAGGCCGTTGTAGGCATTAAATCCGATGACGATTGGGACTCTTTCGTGGGCAAGGTCAAGGACGATGACACCATCATTTCCCTGGCTGAAGCTGTGGATCTCGTGCAGTCCACACTCGGCGGCTCGACAGTGGAATCTCATCCGATGTGCGCGCATGGAGCGATGGTCCCTAAGTCTGGCGTATCGGCCAAGACTGGCAAGCCGTACTCGGGCTGGGTGTGCTCCGGTAATGGCACGCGAGGAAACAAGTGCCCGGCTGTGTGGAATAACTGATGGGCTTTGTGGAATTCACTCGTGGTGACACCGTTACGCGCATCGAAAACGATGAAGTCATCAAATACAAGCTGGAGTTTTGCGATAAATGCGAGAGCTTCAAAAATCACATTGACGGTGGCAAAACCTATTACGCGAAGGGAGCCGCTGTCCTATGGATATGCCGAACCTGTCTCGAATCCGCGTCCGCTTAACTCTCGATGAAGAAGTCATTGCTCATCGCGTGGGCTTTGAACGAGCTACGGCCATTCGTGGCACCGCTAATCATTCCAGTCGCTATGACCGTGGATTGAATTATCACGAATATATCGCACAGCTCTCCGAGTCTGTCGGATCTGAAATGGCAGTAGCCAAATACTTTCAGATTACCGATTTTGTTCCCACCGTCAACACCTTTAAAACGCAAGCCGACGTGGGTTCAAGGCTGGAAATCAAACACACAAAATGGATGGATGGCCACTTGGTCGTTCACCATTCTGACCGGATTGATGACATAGCTGTGCTGGTCGTTGGCCGCTCCCCGGAATATTGGCTGGCGGGCTGGATACCAGTGGCAGATGCCAAACACAAACGATTCTTTGTTGAAAGCGAAAAAAACTGGTGGATAAGCCAGCGCGACCTGCGCCCAATGACTGACTTTCTAAGGAGTAAATATGCCCGGGCTTCGCTTTAAATGCCGAATATGTAAGTCCATTATGGAGCACGAAATCATCGAGGAATTTGAGATTAGTTCGGAATTCATCGTGGTCGAGTGCTGCGGCTGTGGAGTCAAAGGCGTGGAATCCATGCTCAACGAAGTAACGGTGAAGTAATGCCCAAATATGAATTCATTTGTGATGAGTGCGAATTCATCGAAATATACGAACGCTCCATCCATCACCCACAGGCTGACCCAGTTCACTGTGGCATGGGCATGAGACGCATTTGGACGCCTATCGCTGCCCATTTCAAAGGCAAAGGTTGGGGTAAGGACAAATGACCATTAAGCGCATCACTATCCGAGAAGCTCTGCTCCAAACCATTCTCCAATCCCCTATTTGTCCAGACTCCAATGGATCCAGTCATTCGTGCCCACGCTGTTTAACTGAACAGCTCTACGCGATGCTCATGGAGCTTGCACGTGGGCTAGATGATGACCTCGACACGCGGAAGGAGTTGTAATGCTTGAAATGTTCTTGACTGCTTTGCTACGCTCACGTGCGCCGAGCCGCTCCGCGAATAGCTCGTCGCGAGCGTTTGCCCGGGTTATGTTAATTCTCGGATGCCTCGTATTTACAACGGCTCAAATAGATGAATCAAAAGCGGCAATAACTACCGTTGAGCAAATTAATAATTACAAGTTATATGCACACAACAAGATATTTGATTACACCCAGTTTGAGTGTTATGTGCAGCTCATCAATCGTGAGTCTCATTGGAATCCACACGTTGCACCTGACCATGGGCATTACGGCATGGTGCAGGGTGGCAGTGCGTACCTCATACATAAAGACGCATACCAACAGATTGATTGGTCTATTGCATACATATCACATAGATATAAGAGCGAGTGCAAAGCATTACAACATAGCAAGAGAAAGGGTTGGTACTAATGGCTAAACATCCGTCACCTCATGCAGACTTAGGCACATCACAATGGAAGAAGCAGCGTTTACGAGTACTTGAACGTGATGCATATGAGTGTGCTTACTGTGGTGAGGCAGCTAATCAAGTGGATCATGTGATTCCTCGAGCCAAAGGTGGAACCCATGACCTTGACAACCTTGTTGCGTGCTGTCGTAGATGCAATTCGC